GCTATCTGTTGGGACGCCTTGTGACGCGCGACATGCTACAGCCATTCAGAAGCGCACGCTTTGAGGAAGTCAAGACGGCCGGCCTTAACGACTGGGAGTTGTTTCTACTTGAGGACTTCGTACCCAAGCATGCCGGCGGCACGCCGCTGCTTAAGGATGCCCAGGAGGCGATTGAAGAGGCGCGCCTGCTGAAGAAGGCACCGGGCTGGCGGAAGTTCGCTGACTTGTCAAAGAAGTTCCCTGACATGTTCCGAGTCATGCAGCGGAAGAACGGTGGGGCGCGCATTCTAGTGGTTCCAAGAGAGCCGAAGGGGTTTGGCGGTCATGAGGGGTGATTTTAAATTGGAACAGTTTAAGTTCATGGACGCGGAAACCGCCTCCGAATCCAAAGTAACCGGACGGAAACCAGTTAGGAAACCACTATATCTTGTTGAATTTGTTGATGGAAACCGGAAACCACCCAAAATGGCACTTTACCGCCAGTAATACAGTATATCTTTCTATTTCTGATTTCTCTTTTACTGGTTTCCTAAGAAAAATAAGAAAATAGAGAAATATAAGTAATCGTTATTAAAGAGAAAAAATGAAAATTAAAGGTAACCAGTTTAACTGGTTTCCGGGTGGTTTCCTAATTAAAAAGCGGTTTCCATCAATGATTTCAAGGGGGTAAAGTGGTTTCCAATAATAAAATCAATAGCTTAGGTTTTAAGGGTCAAACTCTAGCTTTGGGCTCAACCACTAGATTGAGGGGTCAGGCGCTCTCGTTCTGGCGGGCAACTGCCATTAGCGCGGCAGAAATGGCTTGTACGAGCTTTGTGTCGAAGTTAGCTGGTAGACCATTAACTGTCACAACTGTCTCGCCTATGGGCAAAACAACCGAGTTATAGCCCATTTTAGAAGGCGCCCCTCGGGCCGGTTTCTGGGGCTCGGATACAGCATCGATGTCGCGAAAGCGCAGCGCCTCGGTTGTCTCCTGGCTAGGCAACTTTGTACCAAGGACAGCGTGGGCCACATCCTTCATGGAATACTTCCACTCGAAGGTTGAATGGAGGGGTTGAGCGCGGATGACGAGCTTTCCGGCGCCCGCGCGCTGTAGCAAGTCGAATCGCTTCATCATGTCGGCATCGGTGAAAAAGATGCCGCCTTTGCCCAAGGCGAGTTTCAAGCGATAGATATCGGTGACGTCGCGCGAGTTGCGCAGGAGTAGTTCCTTGAAGATAGGTTTGCCAGCGACGTCATCGCCTAATAAGCCTTGCAACTTCTGCACAACTGCACTTGGTAATGCCATTGAATATACCCTCTCACTTTGACGGTTTAAGGCCAACAGTATTAGGGTCAATCTAAGTTGGAAGACTTAAATTGTCAATTGTGTCTTTTAACTGTCAAACGATTTAGCTGTTTGGCTAATTGGCGGCAGCTAATTGACAACAATCAATAGTTTTTATTTAACGTGTGACTGGCAAGATAGTCACGGCCGAGCGCCGTTACGCTGAAGGTCTCAAGACTGAAGTAGCCCATGTGTTCAAGTTCGTCCGCAAGATGCTGCTCGATGAAGGAGAAAAACGAAGGATGTTGAAGGAGCCCATCAAGCAGTTCGATTATCGTTTGGTTGTCTAGCATACGCCCCTCTTTATTACATCCATCATAAAAATCGTTGCGCGATGTGTCAAGGGACTTACTTAACTGCTTTGAATTCATGGACTACTCCAATCGATTACGGACCACTGAGAGTAGTTTAAAAAAGAATCTGACAAGTGTCATCAAAAAACACACTCGTTAAGTATATCGGTGTAGTACACCATTTAAGTACACCTTGAAAGTGTAGTAGACACACGAAGTTAGTACACTTAGCATGTGAATAAATGGTGAAGAAGCCGCCCGCTAAAGAGCTATCAATAGAAGAGATGAAAGCCGCGCTTCAACAAGCAGGTTATGACGTCAAGCGCCGGGTCACTTACGTCAGACACACATTCGTTGTTGAAGAGGGTGTTTATCGTGCGTTCCGCGAGCTGGTTGAAAAGCAGGGAGTCGCGCTCCAAGACGCTGTTACCGAAGCTTTCTTGTTGTGGGTTGAACGTCAACGTTAGTTGTGGGTTGAACGTCAACGTTAGTTGCGGGTGGAACGTCAACGTTAGTTGCGGGTGGAACGTCAACGTTAGTTGCGGGTGGAACGTCAACGCTAACTGATGTCCAAGTGTCAATCGTGACACAGTTGAATTACGCGCCCAATCAACCGACAATATTCCAATGAGAAACCTCATTCTGTTTTCATTCGCAGTCGTTTCAACAAGCTGTTCGACGCTCACACCCGACCAATGGCGCACGATGGGCGACGGCATGCAAGATACAAGCAGGCAGATTTCGTCACAGAGTCAGCCGCCCCAAAGGCAGCTCCAAAACAGCACGCCTCAACAGTGCGTCTATCGCCCTGATGGGTACGGCAACGTAACGCGAACTTGTTACTAGGATAGGGGGGTCGGAAACGCGTTTTTTCTGGCCCTGAATCCGAATTCGAAATTTTGTCCCAATTGGAACCTCTGAGTTTCGGAGATTTTTTGCTCGATTGGAATTCCCTTTAATTTCGGTTTTCAGACTGGGCGCATGTCGTTTGCGACACAGTTTTACAGTTGGCACGATTATCCAGCGCGCGTAACTGTCAATCGATGACGGGTATGCACGACCGGGCAAGAAGCCGTTACAAGTCGAAAGCGGCCCGCTTATAGCCTGTTATTCTTACCACTAGGTAAGCAACTCTCGTTCATTCCCTCCGTTCAAGTGCGTCTATCTGTCTCCTTCATAGAATGCTTCGGCCCGCATAATAGCGCGCTCGAATGCCTCCAATTCCAATCGGTCCGCATATTCCAATTGCATCCAATCTAACTCGCTATCAGGCACCTCATTATCGGTATCCGTATAGCGGCCGCATTCCAGGTATGCCGAGCCGTCGCGATTGAATGCAACTTCGCATTCACACTCACGCATGTTTCTATCCCTCAAAAGCATAGAATTCACTTCCTTTCAATGCCGCAACCCCATGCCGCATTGACGGCATAGGGGAACAGCAAATTGATTTTAATCGGCCGATATCAATAGATACCGAAACTCAACAGCTAGCCGGATATCAATCCCATCTTAATAGTCGTTTCACATACGTCCCTATCGGTCACGACTTGACCGGCAAAATCATGCTGGGAAACGTATCTAATCTGAACTAGTTCGCCTTTGCAGTTATACGTTTTTAAAATATCGACAACCGTACACACACGCGGATATTTCCCGCGCGTTTTATATTTAGTACCAATAGAAAATAAAGCTTCTCGATTTTCGTTACTCATAACAGACACCTCCAATTCAATCCGAACCAATGCCCATTAAGCCCAGGCGCCGCATTGCAAGCAACTCACGCATGCGATGACGACGGCCATGCATTCCGAAACAAATCATTAGGCGCAACATATGCTTCACTCCGCCTGTTCTTCACGTTTCCCAATAGCAACCAATTCAGCATACGAGTTGTCTCTAAGCGCCCACCCGTGAATTTCGATTGCACGCATGGCAAAATAGTCGTCACTATCCTGTTCAAAATCGTCCGAGTCACCTTGATATAAAAACAATTCTTTTTTAGTCATAAGACACCTTCTTTCAACGCCCCAAGCCCGCCGTCGTCCGTAGACAACAGAAGGCGTGAAGCTTTCGAATTTTTCGAGCGCAATTGATTAGGCGAACAGTTTCAGCTGTTGCGCCTGTTCTCGTATATTCCGTGCAAGTTCAGTCAAGGCGTTCTCCACCATCGAATAATCGCGAACAGTTTCATTGACGCTGTTCTCGAACGGTTGATGATTGAACGCATTATTGGAACAAAGGTGGCAACCGCCGAGAATATCTAACCCTTCAATTCCATATGCGCGCGCCGTGACGGAAATAATTCCGATGAACAGTTCGCCGCGTTCGAAACGACGGACGTACACTTCTTCAAGTTCTTTATTGTCGAACGAAATATCGTCTCGAACGTTCGTTTCACCATCCTCTTCAACTTCAATCGTCACTTCCGCCGAGATTTTAATTCCGTTAACTTCAAGGTCACGTTTTTCAGTTTTAAAAATCATAAATTCAATCCTCCAATGCGTTTTAACTGTCTATACTGTCAATTTGCGACCGCGACTATTCCCATACCGGAATCAAAGCCAGCACGGCGGCAGTTGCGATTCCAAAACAATTCAACATATCAGGCGTAAATATTAGGTGACTCATATTTCTAACCTCATTTCTAAATACAGAATACAGCTAAGTGTCATAAGTGTCAATGTATTTGTATAAAAAATAACCTATTTAATTCCAATCAGTTACGTAAACATATGGCTTTGTCGGCATTATATTCGCTGAATTCACCACGTAATAAGACCAGCTAGAATTCAATACAGCGTCCCAAAAATCACTTGAATAACTCATAGGCATAACCTCCGTGTTTAGCATCCGTATAAATAGATAAGAGCGGCGCCGACTGCGGTGAATAGAACCGAGTCAATCGAAATGAAGCCCGCTTCTCTTGTTTCGCCTGATTTAAGGCCATACCGGCATTCCAATTCGCCGTTTATAAAACACGCTATAATTTCGCCGTTTTCGCTGATTAGATATTCAGTTCCAATACCAGTGAGTTTTTGAATATCAGTAGACACGACTATTACATTTTTACGTTCCATATACGTACCTCTTTTCGAACGCGATAGTTATTACCGAGCGAACTATCGAATGATTACAGTGAAGCCAAGGTCCTGTAACATTCGAAGGTCCTTAAGACTGATTTTCGAAACAATAATTACGTTGTTCATGTCTTAAGTGTCTCGCAAACGGTCATAACTGTCTTGTAAAGATGTCTTGACCTCTGTTAACGTGATACAATTCGTTGGCATGATTCTTGCGTTATGCTACCGCTTTTTTCACGCGATGGAATAAACCCAATAGCTGAAAAGTGGCTTTTGAATGCCGGACCTGATGTCAATGTATTGAAGTACATTATTAAACGTAATGATATCAATAAGTTAAGGCAATTTACTTCCCATAGACCGACTGGAATGCATGCCGCATTGTTTGCAACCTCAATCCCCAAATCATTCCTAAGTACCGGAAACCCCAAGTCTTTTCCTTAAAGCGCCCAATCTTAACAGCTTTGGTACCATTAAATCGATTGATGGTGATAAAAAAGCCAATGATTTCAAGCACGAGAGTCTAAGTCCGCGTTTTTTAAGGGGGCGCGTGGGAGCCCGCTCGCCGCTCACGTTCAAGTGGTTGTCGCCTAAATGCGGGGTCCATTTTTAGAGAGACCCCCGCTCCTCGTTACAGGAAGGGTAGGGGCGCGTCCGCTTACCGCCGGGCGCCCAGACCGTCGTTTGACAGTTAGCCGGCCGGGCGGTTACAGTCGGGTTATGAAGCTTCTCGACAGTATGGCGTTCGACGCCGCCGACTCGTACTGCGACTGTAAAGAGGACGAACCGTGCGTCGCTAATGCATACATGGAAGGCTACAAGGCAGGCTTCCGCAAGGCGCGGGAAATGGCAGCCAACCTCGTCTATAACTACGACACCGATTCAAACGACCATGTTCGCGTGAACTGCTCGAACGCCATCGAGGAAATGGGCGAGGAAGAAGTCGGATGAAAAAATCTACCGACAAACTAATCGAATTACTCAAATCCCAAGGATACGTAGTTAAAAAGAAAACCGAATACGTTAAGAAGACAATGGATATTGACCCGGAGTTATTGAAAAGGTTAAGCGCCCAATTACATAAAGAGAATCTGACTCTGCGCGAAGCAATTAACGGAGCCATTAAACAATGGTTGGAGAATCGAAAATGACCCCAATCGACACAACCAAGCCAGGCCGCGAACTCGACGCACTCGTTGCTGAGAAGGTGATGGGTTGGTCCGATTGTCGCTTTAAAGACGGGCGCGTTGTTGATGGGCTCGGAAGAGACCAATACAATAAGACCGCCCAATCAATTCCACATTACAGCACCGACATCGCCGCCGCTTGGTTGGTTGTTGACGGGTTAATGGCTCAAGGCCTTTCATTCCTCTTAGGTAAGGAATCGGTTGTGTGGCGAGCGCGATTTTATAAAGGTGATGGGGGCGTGACAATGCCGGGAGACACCGCGCCACACGCCATCTGCCTTGCTGCATTGAAAGCATGTGGTATGTAATTCAATGGCGGCGACACGACGCGCGTGTTCTGGTCCACTAGCCCAACCGTCGAAAGACGTACCAGTAGGGAAGGCCCAGCCTAACTTCGGTTGGTAATGGCATAATCCAACCCGCCAATTTCTAAATCGTCAGAATGTTACAATTACCTGATGGCGTGCCATTGACGGCGCGCCCACCGAGGCTTGTAACAGATGTCAAAACGTCGCCCGAAATCAAACCGAGTCGAACACCGAATGGCAGCGTCGCTTGACGCGCTCGCCGAGTTCGAACGCTTTCAAGAAGAAATCCTTCCCATCCTTCAAACAGCCCTCAAAGAAGGCTGGACTGCTGAAAAGATTTACTCACATCCTAAGGCTCAGGCGCTGCTCGCTGCACGCCAACTCACAATCGGCATCATGAACCCGGACCCAGGCAAAGCTCTAGCTGCCATTCAGGACGTGATGAATAGAACGATTGGCAAACCAACTGACAAGGTCGAAGTCAAAGGCAAGCTCGAGAAGATGTCCGACGACGAATTGGACGCATTGCTCGCTGCCAAGTTGGCCGATGGGGCGCCCGCCGACGACCAATTGAATTGAGGTCGTTTGTGAGTCGTAGTTTTCGCAAACCCATCTACACAGAAGGCTACAAAGGGAAGGCGCGCAAGCATTCCAAGCGTCTCGCGTCGCGCGCAGTCCGCGCCTCCGACGACATTGCAGACGGTAAAGCATACAGAAAGCAATTTAACAGTTGGGACATCTGCGATTGGAAGATTCCGGCTCCAAACGATTGGAAGGCGCGCCGCAAATGAGTGGTTTAAGTCGTGCCGAAAAAATCGAACTCCTTGCCGCGCTTGCAGAAAAGGAGCGCCGCGAAAAGGAAAAGCGCCCAGTATTCAAAGATAGGGCATCAGCAGAGCAGCTCGAAATTCTGGGCTGCGATGCCATGGAACGGTTTGTGTTTGCAGGCAACGGATTTGGTAAAACAGCATTGGGCGCTGAAGATGTTCGTTGCGCCATCACGGGCGCGAATCCCTACAACGGAAAACGCTACCAACCGAACTGCCGCGCCTACATCATCTTGGACAAGCCCGAAAAAATTGACCGCATCATCATCCCAGAACTTCGCAAATGGATGAATATACCGCCCGAATGGTGTCACAAGAAGGGTAAGCCATATGTTGCGGAGATATCGGACCCAAACTCTGGCTGGTCGATAACATTTCTCTTTTGGGACCAGGACCCGATGACCGCCGAAGGTATCGAAGGCGATTACTTTTGGTTCGATGAGCCGCCGCCGCGCGCCCTCTATATTTCGCTTCGTCGTGGTGGCCGTACTAAGGGGCGCCGTGCTCGTTACCTGGTTACTGGGACCCCGCTCGCGGCCCCGTGGCTGCGAACCGAAGTCTATGAGCCATGGCTTAAGGGCGAACGCAAGGACTGTATGTGTTTCAGGGGGCATACAGAGGCAAACAAACACAACCTCGCTGACGGCTACATTGAATCATTCGCCTCTACGCTGTCAGAAAAGGAGCAGGGAATTCGTTTGCGCGGAGAATTCTTTGACTTGGACGGCCTCGCTTTCAGCCATTTGTTTCGTCGCGAAACCCATGTCATTCAGGAAAAAGATTGGCATTGGGAGCGCGATAACCCATGTGTTTTGGTTTTTGACCCACACCCAAGCAAGGCTCACCATGCGGTCCTGCTTGGCGTTGACCGCGAAAACCAGTTCTACATCGTCGAAGAGTTCAAAGAGAAAGCCATTGCGCGCAAGTTCGCGAACAGCCTTGTCGATAAGGGTTGGTTTGACCGCTACCGCATTGTCGATATTGTTTCCGACTCACTAGGTAGCGCCCAAACTACATCAGGCGAGGGCTTTAGGCCATTCATCGAAGTCGTTTCTGAAGTCCTAAGCCAGCGAGTCGGCATGCGTTGTCGAGCGACGACCTACGCAGAGAAGGACGAAGAGGATTTCGTTGAGCGTTTCCGCGAAGTCCTCGCTGTACCCGATGAACCGAACAATTTCGGGCAACGGATACCAAAACTAAGGGTAAGGGCGCGATGTATTGGCTCCATTGGTGACATTGAAAACTGTCAATGGCAGCGCGATAAGCGGTTGGACGAAAATAAACCGAAACTCGACATCGCTCACCGCGATTTCTTAAGCTGCATCAAATACGGGCTCGCAACGAACCTTTTCTACAATAAACCGATAAAAACGCGCCCCCATTACGTCAGCAAACCAGTCTACGGCTTGCCGCCACGCAAAAATGCTAAAATGAGACTTCGAAGCGTTAACCGAAAACAGCCCGCTGTCGTCGACGACGATGACGACTGGTAGCCGACGACGCGCCACACGTGCGCCCTGAATTTGACAATAAAGACGATTACGGAGTTAACAGGTGTCAATCATTAACAAAGACCAAGATGTCGTTTCGAATGGCCGCAAGGGCGCCCTCAAGGACGTTGATGCGAGCCTTCGCGACCAAGTCGTTGTAAAGCTTCGCAACCAACTCATCGAGAAAGAAATCGGAGTGAAGGTTTCAGAACTCTGGACCGCAGGCAATGCGAACCGCGTTGCGTGGGCCGAGAAGATGAAGGTCTACCTTCAATCGATTGATGACCACTCGGTTTCAGATACAAGCGGTCCGTTTGCAGGCTCGTCGCGTCTTCATCTCCCAATTCCCTTGATTGTCTGTAAAACGTTCCACTCTCGCATGTATCAGGCGCTTATGGGCGTCGATACGCCTTTCTATACGAAAGCGCGCAATCAAGCGTCAAACGAGCGCGTGCAAACCGTCTCCGATACCATGCGCTACTACGTCTATGACGGTAGCAATTATGGGCGCGGCATCGACCAAGTCGTTGACCTTTGGCTTTGGGACTGGATTACCACGGGAGTCGGCATCAAAAAATGGCGCTGGGACTGTCGATACGAACGCTTCGTCGATGTCGTTGAAGAGACGGAACCCGGAGTCGCCCGCATCGTTGTGAAGGATGGTGTCGAGCAAGCCGTTCCGACGATGCAAGCGGTTGAGAAGGAAGTCACTGTTACCAAGAAGACGTTTGAAGGTCCGGTCTGCGACCTCGTTTCACCGGAAGACATTCGTATCGTTGGGGGCGGCGGCGACCCGGACTTAGCCGACGCCGTCGTTCATCGTCAATTCCTGACAGCATCTGAACTTTGGACCCTTGCGGACAGGAAAATCTTTGACCTCGATGCCGTTAAAAAAACCATCGGGGCAGGGAAGGATTACGAGGACGGCGCCCTCGGTAACGAAATCAAACTTCAACGCAAAGAAAATGCCGGCCAAGCCAAGATATCAGGCGAAGAAGACTTGGACCGATATGAGATTCTCGAAGCTTACTTATCAATGGATGTCGATGGCAGCGGCATCAATACCAACGTTGTCGTTTGGGTCCATAATCGCACCCGAGAATTGCTCCGCGCCACTTACTTGCGCCGTATTTCGCCATCAGGTGAGCGCCCCTTCGTTAAAGCAGACTTTCAGCCGCGCAAAGACCAAGAATACGCCGCAGGGATGATTGAACTCATTCACCCACTTGCGCGCGAGATGGATGCTGTCCACAACATGCGCCTTGATTTCGGTCTTCTTTCAACGATGCCTTTTGGTTTCTACCGGGCATCGTCAGGAATTGACCCTGCAACGATTCAGCTCGAACCAGGCGCCCTGATTCCAGTTGATAATCCTCAGACCGATGTCTTCTTTCCAAACTTAGGTAACCGCACTGTATTCGGCATGCAGGAAGAGGCAGCCATTCAGCAGATGATTGAGCGTGTGACTAACATCAATGACATCAATCTCGGCATGTTGTCAGGTCAGGGCGCGACCCGCACTGCAACCGGAAGCCGTCTGATTTCGGGCGAAATGTCCTCCAACTTGGACGTCTATCTTCGCCGCCTAAACAGGGCATGGAAGAAATCACTTCGTTGCTTGCTTCACATGCTTCAGCACCGGATTCCAGAAGGCATGTCGTTCCGCCTGACAGGCGAGGACGGCAAAGACTATTGGAGAACTATCCAGTCTGCAAAAGAGCTTGAGGGCGATTTTGACATAGAAGTCCTACCGAATTCGCAGTCGTCAAATCAGCAGATACAAATCGAGCAAGCCCAGCAGATTATCCAAGTCACTAGTAATCCGCTCTATATTCAGATGGGTCTCGTAGGCGCTCCCGAAATTTACGAATCGCTCAAGAATTTCTTCACGGCTGTCGGCGTGCGCGACTTCGGCCGCTACCTAACGAAGATGGACCCGAACATGGCTTACGCAAAACTTACGCCTGAGCAAGAAGCTAACTTGGTCCTTCATGGCATTGACGTGCCAGTTATGCCGCAAATGGACCATGAGGGATTCATCGCTTGGTTTGAGATGGCGCACGATAACGACGAGATTCTGGGCCAATTCAACGAAGAACAAACGATTCGCCTTTCACGTCAAGCAAAGCAGCACGCCCAGATGCAAGACGCGCTTAAACAAATGGCTGCACAGCAAGCCAACAGTCAACAGATGCGTATGAACGCGGCTCTGTCGGCACAACAGGCTCCGATTGCAGCCCCAGGACAGAGTGCAGTTGTCGGCGCAAGTGGCCCGATGCCAGGCGCGCTTCAGTAGTCATTAAAAAGAAAGGCAGGATGCCGCCATGCAATTGACCGATAAAGAGGACCTGCTCGACTTGCTCGAAATGGATGGTTACAAGCTTCTACTCCAAGAGATGGAAGCCCTCGTCCGCGCTCAAGAACTAAAAGTGCTACAATATTCGTTAACAGACACCAATTCCATACAAGAACTCGCTTTAGAGAAGGCTCGCGCAGAAGGCGCGAACCGTTTGTTCGACGCATTCAAGCGACGAATGAACACAATCCGGCCTACTAAGAAGTAAGCCAACTGCAACTTTTTAACCGAAATTTGCAGCAATCGAGTGACGACGTAATCGTTGGAGTCCAGTATGGAAGACAATCAAAATGTTGGCGAAAACACGTCAACTGAATCTCAAGTCGAAGCTACTGCAAGCAATCAGGCAGAAGACCCAATTAAAAACCTCAAAGCTGAAATGAACCGCAAGTTGGAAAACACCAACGCGCAGCTACAAGCTTTGTTGGCAGCAATCAATACACAAAATAAACCAGCCCCAAGTGAGCCCGCCAAGAAAGTCAGCGTGTTCGAAGATGAGGAGGCCTACGCCGCCCGAGTCGTCGCTGAAGCCGAAGCGAGAATCGAAAAGAAGCTCGCTAAAGAAAGAGAACAACAAACCAAACAGGCTCAAACCATCAATCAACTCGTGATGGAATTCCCAGAACTCGCACAGCAGGACCACTCGCTCACGAAGCGCGCTGTCGAAATCTACAATTCGTTATCTGATGACGAGAAAAATTCTCCAATCGCTTACAAGGCAGCAGTCAAAGAGGCAGCCCTTGAACTCGACATCAAACCGAAGGCAAAGCGCAGTCAGCAACGCAAGGAAGACGATTCCTTTAGCCTCGGCGGTTCAAGCCAAGGCAGCAAGCGCCCGGCACCCGCAAGCGAAGTCGATAAGGTTCGCGAATCCCTTGCTGAAGCGTTTGGAATTAAACTCACACCTGAAGTGAAAGAGCGCCTTAAGTCGAATGCCAAAAAAGATTTCAAACGATTTTCTTAAAACTGCAACTATCTAAAAAAGGAACAAAACCATGGAAATCAAAAACGGTAAAAAACCAATTGCTTCTAAACCTAAAACTATGTCGCCCACATCACTCGATGACATCTTCGGTAACACGCTGGCAGTTTCTCCGGAAATCGCTCGTGCTATTGCATCCAAAGGTAATGAATACCGTTGGATTAGCTTCACGAAATACACCCAAATGGGTAACAGTCACGAGCGCGCATGGCGTCCCGTTAAACGTAGCGAATGTGGTATGATTGACCCTACCTCCCTCCAAAATGGCTCAGACGTCGATGGTTACATCCGTCGTGGTGACTTGGTTCTCGCGGTTCGCCCGAAAGAACTGGGTGACAAGCATCGTTCTATTCTGAAGGCTGATGCCAACAGGGCTAAGAACGTGCAGAAAAACCACGCTGATGAGTTACGTCAGTTCGTCAGGCAAGCAGGAATCAATGCGAAGATTTCTGAAGGCTATGAAAACGACGGTGAAGAATCATAATCGGCGAAAGCCGAGTAACAATTGCTTTTCTCGCCCGCGGGTAGAGCAAAAAATAAATGGATTGGATGTTTGTTGAATTGCTTGAGGCGATAGGCGTTTCAAGCAATTCCGTAAGCGGCCAATCTTCAACAAATGAACGCCTGGCGGCAGGTTACCTGAAAGGGATAACGACTAAGCCGGGCGTAAAAAAGGAGATACGGAAATGGCCGCACCTGATGCCCTCCGTTCTGGTTATGCCGATTTTGTCGGCTCTGCAATGCTTCCGGTCCTCGAAGAGACCTTCAGAAGCGAATACAATCAAGCTGCTGGTAAGCGTGAAATGCTTGCTAAAGTTGTGTCGACCGACACCAACATTTGGCAGTACACCGAAATGCACGATATGCCGCTCTTCAGCTCCGTTAACGAAGGCGCTGACTATGGCACCGGCCGCATTAAACAGGGTTCGGATAAAACCATCACCGTCGTTAAATACGGCTTGATGGCGAACTTCTCGGAAGAACTCATCGAAGACTCGAAGTACGGCCACATCGCCGACACTTTGAAAAAGATGGCGAAGTCCGCTCGCGAGTCCCAGGAAGTCTCTTTCTTTGACTTGCTCAATAACGGCTTTACCTCTACGACGACCGCCGACGGCCAATACTTGTTCGATACGGACCACACGACTCCTACCGGAACCGTGACCGTTCGCAATAAGCTTTCGTCCGACTCTGACCTCTCTGTCACCTCTCTCAAGACGATGATTAAAGACTTCCGCACCCAGTTCAAGGGTGACAGCGGAATCATCTATGATATCAAGCCAAAATACTTGGTTGTGCCAGAAGACCTTCGTATGGACGCTATCGAAATCGTGAAGTCAGAACTTCTTTCGGGAACGGCTGACAACAACGTTAACTCGATTAAGGACGAAGGTCTCATCGTCGTTGCTTCTCCGCATCTGTCCGACGCTGATGCTTGGTTCCTGCTTTCCGACAAGGCTGATAACGGCCTCCGTATCGTGTCCCGTAAGGGCCTCGAAACGAAAGCTGCTGGAAGCGACATTGGCTTCGTGAACGACAGCATTTACTTCAAGGCTCGTTACCGTGAAGCCGTTGCTGCTGTTCATCACTACGGTGCTTTCGGTACCCCTGGCGCCTGATTGATTTGTTGGTGTGCGGGGGTTGGCTAGGCCGACTTCCCGCGCCCCGACGAAAGGAGTATTCAAATGGCAACTCATTTTTCTAGTTTGAACGTCGGTTCAGGTAACGACATCTCCAAGATTCTTATCGGCACCGTGAGTGTTAACCCAGCATCGCTGGCAAATGGCGCGGAAGCAGATACGTCTGTTACGATTACGGGCGCAGTTACGGGCGCAGTCGTTGTGATGAACCCGCCGGCCGCAGGTCTCACCGCAGGCATCGATTGCTGCGGCGCTTGGGTTTCGGCTGCTAACACTGTCAAGATTCGCCTCCGCAACGCGAGCGGCGGAACCGTTGACGAAGCCGCTGGCACTTGGTCCTATATCATCTTCTGTCCGTAAAGATTTACGCATCAATAGTGTAAAATATGTTGAGGGGTCGCTCTAACGGGTGACCCTTTTTCATTTCAGCCTTTAGGGGTCTCACTTGGCTAACGTTCTTAACGGAAATACATGGTACGTCGACACCGCGCACGCGAGCGCGTCCGACGACCTCGCTTTGAAGGACGTCCGCGTATCCTACGTTGTTGTTACAGCGACGGGCGCGAACGCGGTTGTCGTGCTCGGCGACCCGGATACAAACGACACCAAGCTTGATTTGCGGGTTGCAACATCTGGCTCCTGCGAAGTGTTTGAATTCGACTCCCTCCCGATTCGTTTCCCCAATGGCGTGAAAGTGAAAACCCTTACTAACGCGGTCGCCACACTCGTAGGCGTTCAATCGAAAGGTTCATAATGTCGACGTATCAACTTCGCACTTTTGGCGACTTGGTTAATGCCATTCGAGAAGAAATTCAGATTCAAGCTTCTGATACGACGGCACTGAATCGTATTCGCCGCGACTTGAACATCATTTATCAGGAAGTCGTCGGACGCAAGAATTGGTGGTGGCTGCAGGGCCATACTACCGTACAGCTTCCAGTTTATTCGTCAACAGGGACGGCATCTGTTGCGGTTGGCAGCGCTTCCATCACTCTCACATCCGCGCCCCTTGGGATTTCTCGCAAAGGCTATAAGTTCGCGATAGATGGTTTTGACGAAATCTACACAATTGAATCTCATACCGCAGGCGCGACCTCCCTGAAGCTTGACCGCGAATTCACGGGCGCAACAAACACAACTGCAACTTATAAGATTTGGACCGATAGGGTGCCGCTCCCTGTTGATTGTAAGGAAACAATTCGTGCATGGCATGATTACCACTCGAATCCGTTGGAGTGCGTCGGGCTTAATGAGTTTCGCCGCATCAGTGGTCAAGGCCCACGCTCACAAGGCAAGCCCCTCTACTACGCAACGGCCGATTTCATCGATGCGGCCCAAACCTCAAGTATCGAAAGCCTTCCCGCTCTCAGTACGCGCGCCTCTTCTGGCGTCGTGAAGACGCTCGTTTTTGCTTCAACCCTTCCTTCAAGCGTAACGGACGCTGTTGATGCGGGTGCGCCCTATCGCATTCGCATCAGCGACGCAGGCGAGCCGTCTTATAACGGCGACTTTTTAATCAATACGGCATCGGGAACAACGATTACATACATCAGCCCGATTGCGACTCAAGAGTCGGCAACGGCAGACACATCACTTACGGTCGAAAGTCTAAATCAGGAAAGCGCAACGAGTCGTTATCGTGAATTGTTTCTCTTTCCAGCAATCGATACCGGCCGCACATCCATTCATGTTGACTATCTGAAGCGGGCGCTCGACCTTACAAACGACAGCGACGAGCCCGCTATGCCGGTTGAAGACCGCTCGGTTCTTCTTTATGGCGCCCTTGAGCGCGCCTGGCGTCGTCACAGGAATAAAGAAGAGTCAGACACCAACGGCGCCCTCTATCGGGACAAGCTTGCGCAGATGGCAAGTAAGCTTCAAGACACCTTTGAAAAGCCACGCCTCAAACCATCCACCGCATACCTGTCCACAAAGCGTTCAATTCCAAACAGCCGCAGGCTCGACGCAACGATTCCGGGCCTTAACGGTGGGGGAGCAAGCGGCGCAATCGTTAAAGGAACGCCAAACTCAGTTACAATTTTCAACAGTTTGGGTGAAACGGAAGGCAGTTCCGTCACAACGACCCAACTGAATACACTTCTCGGCATAGATTCAAACGTCCAAGACCAATTGGATGATAAGGCAGACCTTGGCGCCACACTCTCCGCCAGCAAAGCAGTCGTTACTGACAGCAGCGGAAATTTGGTTACTGCGACAGCAACAACGACTGAAATCAATTATTTGGCCGGAGTGACGAGCGCAATCCAAACCCAGCTCGATTCCAAACTTACATCAGTGGGCGCGCTTACACCAGACACAGCACTTCAAGCCAATGGCGCGGGCGCGATTGCATCGTCGTCTGTAACAGCGACTGAGTTGGGTTATGTCAGTGGTGTAACGAGTGCAATCCAAACACAACTTGATGCTAAGGCTCTTGATTCGGACCTCGATGCACACACGGGCGCAAGTTCTGGCGCGCACGCAGCATCAGCTATCAGCAATACGCCTTCTGGGAACCTTGCATCGACTGATGTTCAAGCTGCATTGAATGAGTTGCAGACTGATATCGATACGCGCGCAACTTCCGCTGCATTGACGGCTCATACGGGCGCAAGTTCTGGCGCGCACGCAGCAAGTGCTATTAGCAACACGCCATCAGGTAACCTTGCTGCATCTGACGTACAAACTGCACTGAACGAACTTCAAACCGATGTTGATACTCGCGCTACTAGCTCAGCGCTAACAACGCATACAAGCGCATCAAGCGGCGTTCATGGTGTTACAGGCTCAGTCGTTGGGACTTCTGACGCCCAGACTTTGACAAATAAAACACTTGCGGTCACGTCTAACAGTATAACGGCAACAACTGGCAAAGCAGCCCAATTTAACGCAAGTACGGGCGCGCTTGAAGCCGCATCAGTTACGACAACGGAGCTTGGTTATGTTGCGGGTGTAACGAGCGCGATTCAAACACAAATTGATTCCAAGCCGACAAAAGGCACCATCAACGCGAGCAAAGCGCTCGTTTCCGATGCTTCAAGTAATGTTGTTTCTTCATCAGTTACTTCAACGGAACTTGGATACGTTTCTGGTGTAACGAGCGCGATTCAAACACAGATTAACACCAAGGCGGACTCGTCAACTCTTACGACACATACAAGTGCAAGCAGCGGCGTTCATGGTGTCACGGGTTCTGTTGTCGGAACGACTGATACGCAAACGCTGTCAAACAAGACGTTAAGCGATGCGCTCACGGTTGCACAGGTTTCAACGCCATCAAACCCGTCGTCTGGTTACAACAAGTTTTACGCGAAGTCAGACGGCAAGCTTTACACCTTAACGAGTGCTGGTGCTGAAAGCGCAGTCGGTTCGGGCGGCCAGGGCGGAATCAACCTCATCGCTCTTGATACAAGTTGGGGCATCACGAAAACGACAAACAGTGACGCTGAAACATCAGTAGGTGATTGGGTTGCTTACGCTGATGCTGCTGGAACTTCACCGGTTGACATGACCGGCGGAAGCCCAAATACGACGATTGCGCGCGATACTTCAAGCCCGCTCAATGGCGCAGCCCATTTCACAATGACTGTATCGAGTGGCGCTACAAGACAGGGCGAAGGCGTATCGTGTACGGCAAATGTCCCGCCTGCTTACCGTGGCAAGACAGTTTCGTTTCAGTTTCCATTCACGGCGACTGGCACCATCGTTGATGGAGATTTCTCTCTTTTTGCCTACGATGTAACAAACTCTACGGTCATCACGCCATATGCGGCTGGAAAGATTCTCGGTTCAAGCGGCACTGCAATCGCTACATTTCCAATTCCAACGACTTGCACGCAGCTTCGCGTCGGTATCCATATCGCCCGCGCAAGCAACACTGGCGCTGTCACACTGAAATTCGATGACGTTAAACTGACAGTTGATACCCCTGCGCTTGGGCTTGCTGGGAGCGATTGGGCGGATTATTCCTTGACGATTGGCGGCTCAACAACGGCACCCACGCAGGGGTCCGGCGCAACAAAAAACGCGCGTTGGCGCAGAGTCGGCGATTCGATTGAAATCGACTTTGAGTACATTCAGACCGCTGCCGGTAGCGCCGGTTCAGGCACTTACCTGTTTCCATTACCTTCCGGTCTAACGGCTGACACAACCAAGGTTCGGATAGCGACTGTCGCCAATGGTGCAGATGGAAGCAATCTTGGTCCGGCTAAAATCTCCGATACCGGAACGAATGCAGCAAGTGGTGTCAATGGACACGTCACTCTCTACAATTCGACGAATTTAATGATTTCTTATGTGAACGGTTCCACGAATGCGAACGGCGTCGTTGGGAGCGGCTTCACCCTTGGAAATACGACAATTTATTACAGCTTCCGCGCAGTCATTCCAATCTCGGGATGGTCCTCAAACGTCACCATGTCCCAAAGCTCGACGTTTAAAATTTCGAGTTACTTGGCGAATGGAACGCGTGTCACGACGACGCCCGCCAATCTCGGCGAGTATCGCACGCAATACAGGGCTAGCTCGTCGTCGGCAACGTTGACTGATGTTGCTCCGACAGCCGCTCCTAACGCTACAGACGGGATGCGTATTTATGGCAACGTGCCGTGGAATGCAGCAGGAACGTCGGGACAGATTGCGGTTTACAATATCTTTATCGGTAAAAATAAAAATTATCGATTGGAATTTTATTCTAGCGCCGGACGTACAGGAACGGTCGCTGTTGGTGGAATGGTTAGCGGGGTCACAGAATACGGCGCACAGACATCATATGACCCGACTACTGGAGTTCTAACGGTCAACGCTGGATATATTGTCAGCGGCTCAAATACGACGCGCTTCTTGGGTGTACAAACCGGGACAATTAACTCAAGCGTAACGGATGGATATTTTGACATCATCGTTTCCGAAAACGCCCTTGCTGTCGGGGCTCAGGCGCCGAGAAGTGAAGTATGGCTTACCGGGGCAAATGGTTACGGTTCAACAAACACTAAGATTCGCAGGTTTTCAACAACTCAGCGAAACATTGGTCAGGACATTACTTATTCAGACAGCGCGACAGCAGGGGCGAGTTTCATTATTAATTCTGATGGGCTTTATAGCATTACATACGTCGACAGCTTCACTGGCGGTTCCTTCGTCGGTATTTCTCGAAATTCGAGTCAGCTAACCACAAACGTCGAAAGCATCAATCAGGGTGATGTTGTAGCCATTCAACAGACCAGCGGGGTAAATGCGATTGGAAGCGCACCGGCTACGCTTATTTTGTACGCAGGCGACGTAATTCGCCCACATACCGAAGGAACTGCGGTTGGAACTGGTAGTCCTCAGATGTTCCGCATCACAAAGGTCTCAAACTAATGGCTAGCCGCACACAACTTTTCCAACTCCTACCGTGGTCAGGCGGCCTTAACTCGGCCCTGGACGAGTCGTTGATACCCACCAATCAATTGACCATTGCAGACAATATTACGTTTGATACGCGCGGCTCGCGCAAGATGCGTGACGGTGTCAACCATAACTGGGATTCGTTGGCTTCGGGTTCTGATAGCGTAATCGGTGAGCATGACTATTGGTTCGGGTCCTCGACCCGCAGCCAACGCCTTCTCAGCGTGCGAGCGAGCGGCGCTATTTACAGCAAGAACGCGGGCACCGCTAGCTTGCTGACCGATGCAGGTACGGCATGGACTGGAACCCTAGATAATTGCTCGATAGTTACATTCAACAACAAGGCAATCATTGCTGTCCCAGGTTCGACCAACGTCATAAAGTATTGGGATGGCTCTAGTGACATCGCCGACCTGCCGGGAAGTCCGCCAACAGGTTCGATACTTCGTACACACCTCGGTCGGTTGTGGACGAATGATAACGCACGCCCCGACAGGCTTTATTACAGTCAGACATCAGACCACACCATTTGGGGCGGGACAGGAGACAGCGGCGCAATTGACATCGGGGTAGGGGACGGCGACCCAGTCGGCATCACCGCCATCTTTCCGACGTTTAAAGGCGACTTGTTTGTCGCTAAAAAGACAAAACTATATCGATTGGTCGGCCAGACGCCGGAAGAATTCCAAGTCATTAAAGTCTCAGATGGCATTGGTTGCGTGTCACACAACAGCGTCGTTGCAGTAGGACAAGACGATATCTTTTGGGTTTCTGAAAAGGGCGTGCACTCGCTTCAAGCGGTCGCAAGCTATGGCGACTTCACCTCAAACGATGTCAGCGTCGACATCCAGCGAACATTCAACGAAGACATCGACCGAACGCGCCTCCCTTACGTTTGGGGCGCATACCTTGAGAACATTAATTCAGTCGCTTTCACGTTTACCGAAGAAAGCGGCCTGAATCGTTCGTTGACAACCAGCGCTGTCAATAACGCCCTCTATCTCTTCAACGTCCCACAAAAAGCCTGGTATCGCTGGTCTGATATGCCCTGTCAGACGCTTATTGTTGCGAATGACAGCGACCGCAAACGCTTCTATCTTGGCACACATACGGGCCGCACGATTAAAACGTTTAATGGCACCAATTACGACGTAACGAGCGCAGGTGCCCAGTCGGCAATACGTCTGAGAGTAGCTACGGGACAAATCCTTCTCGATTCGAACCCTTACACCATGAAAGCCCTCAAGCGCTTCGGGCTCGTTTACAGGCCGCGTGGCACGCATAACATTTCTGTTACAATAAAGGTAGATAACTACAACGTAGACCCAGAAAATACCCTCTCATTCAATGAAGTGAATTCGACCGCACTTCTCGGCTCGACGTTCACTTTAGGCACTTCGATTCTCGGTTACGACTCCGTCCTGTCCGCATACACAAGGACAATTGATGGAATCGGCCGAAGCGTCAAAGTCACAATCGAGCAATCACAAATCGATTCTGAAGTGGAAATCCAAGGGTTCTTTATTGAGTTTGAACCTGCGGGCGCCATCTCTGAAGTTTTCTTGAGATAAACGGGGTCTGAATGCCAAATTTAACGATTACAAAGAACTACGCTGATGGGTCAACCTTAACCAAGGCCCATCTCGACTCTGCCCTTGATTCCGTCTCAACGTTCCTTAATTCGACCAAAATAGATTCAACAAACATTCAAAGTGGCGGAATTGCTGAGACAAATCTAGCGTCGAGTGCGGTTGTTGAGGCAAAGATTGCAAGCGGCGCCGTAACGACTGCCAAAATCGCGGACTCAGCGATTACGACCGTTAAAGTCGCGGACGCAAACGTTACGCGCGCTAAACTTGAATCAGACCTTCAATACGCCTTTTGTCCGGCAGGCACCATGTTCGCTTTCGGAGGGTCTTCGGCGCCCACGGGATTCCTGCTTTGCGACGGCTCTACAGTTAGCCGCACTACGTATGCGGCGCTTTTTGCGGTTATCGGAACCAATTTCGGTAATGGCGACGGCTCAACCACCTTCACATTACCTGACACTCGCGGCTACTTCCTTCGCGGCGTCGATGGTTCAGCTGGACGCGACCCGGACAAAGCAAGCCGTACTGCGGCCGCAACCGGCGGCAATACAGGCAACAACATCGGTTCCGTTCAGGACGATGCTTTCGAAAGCCATCTACACACAACAAATGCGGTGTCTTATAGCGGCGGCTTAAACTCGACAGCATCGGGCGGCAACTACGGTTTTAGCGTACCTGAAAATACAGGCTCAACTGGTGGAAACGAAACCCGTCCTAAAAACTTGTACGTCCAATACATCATCAAGACATGATAAAATGATTATCAGGACTTACAAACCATCAGATTTCGAACCAATCGCCCAATGGTGGGAGGCCGCAAACGAGCCGGTCCCACCGCCCGCATGCATGCCTACGGATTCAACATTCGTTGTAGAACATGCTGGGCGCCCAGTTATGGCACTTACGGTCCTGTTAACCAATACTCGCGAAATCAGTTATTTGGAATTCTTCGTTGCAGACCCAAACTTTCGTGGACTGGAACGTAAACAAGCCGCGCCCATGCTGGTTGAACATTGTTGCCAGTATGCACGCGAACTTGGTTACAAACGAGTAATTTGTTTTGCTGACTGTGAACCATTAAAGAGTCGGTACCAACAGCTTGGAATGCGTAAAACAACCGACGGACTCGCTTCATTTGTCAGAGAATTAAGGTAGGAATCATGCCATCGACAATTTTAGGAACAATTGCAGGTTCACAGAAAGACAAGGTAACACAATCGAGTTCAAGCGGCGTCGACGCAGGCGCGGCAACAGGCCAGGAATTAAACGCTCAGAATACGATGATGGACCAGTTCGATTGGCTTAAGGGAGCCATTGCCAATGGTCCTGGCCAATCTGACGTAAAGAACGCATACAGCAGCCAGCAAGACTTAGCATCGATGCTCGACCAATTCAGCAAGGGTGGCTACAATCCAACAGAGTCCGACATTCAGGGCGCCAATAGCCTTTATGCGAAGCTTTTCGCGCCCCAAAACGAAGCGTTGAAACAATCGTTTGAAGACCAAAACCAAAACTACGCCCGCCAAGCCGCGCTCATGGGCCGCGACATCAATGACCCCGTGTTCCGCGCAAAGTTAGCATATCAGCAGACGCGCGACCAACAGATGCTCGATGCTCAACGTAATTCGGCCGCGATGGCTTATGCTCAACAGCAGCCCTTTCAACGATTGAATTTTGCTCAAGCTAAAAGTGGAATCCTATCAGGACTTGCAACGCAAGCAATGGCAAACCGTCAAGCCTTGGCTGCTATGGGCGAAGGCATCATGAACAACGAGCGCAACTTCCGCCTCGCTACCGCAACCCGTTGGGGCAACTCGACACAGGAATCTGGCGGCGGCCTCAAGGGCGCATTGATGGGCGCGATGGCTGGAATGGGACAGGATATGAAGCTTGCTTCGTCCTTTATGGGCGTGCCTAGTATGGGCGGAGCTCCGACAGCGGGCGCGACAATGGGGCCGAACCAGGGACCGCAACTCCCGGCAGGTTACGGCTCAACGTACACGATGGGTCCGAACATGGGTCCACAGCAACCGATGTTTGCTGGCGCTAACACCGGCATGAGTCGGTCATTCATGTAAGGCGATAATCTATATGGCAATGCAAGACTTGTATACAGCACTGCAAATGTTCGGAGACGGAGTGAACCAACTCCAAACCCAGCGCGCAATCACGGGCGCCAATGAGCAGGTTCAGCAAATTCGTGCCAGCGAAGCAAGCGAGCAAGAAAAGCGCGCAGCCATGCAACAAATCTCAAACAACCTCGTTTCTCATCTTGCTGGTATGGGAACCCCCGCAACGACCCTTCAGGCTGTTGCGGGCGCAATTGGACCAAAGCAATTTGCAAATGCGAATCAGATGAATGAAGAGGCGTTGCTCACTGGTAACAGCGTGCTTGGTGGGTTAGCAAAGCAGCAGCAGGATTTTGAAAACAACAAGGCATTTGAACTCGCTCGTATTAAAGCGTCTCGCTCGCCAGCTGACAACATGTTAGCGCAGATGAAATTCGAAGAGGCGAAAGACCAATTTAATACCAAGGAATTCGCGAAGCTTAGTAAGACCCTTGACCCTTCTGCCGAAGTCCGCTCATCGTTTGGTCGCGGCGCCCAAGGCTTACAGCAAGCGGGCAAAATTCAAGGCATCATTGGAAACGCAGCATCCGACCCGTCTAAGCTGGACAAACTCAGCCCGGTTGAAATCACCGAACTTGCCGCCGGCATTAGCCAAATGGTTAAAAACGGCGTCGCTACTGAGGGCGAACTCAAAGCCTTTATTCCACACACTTCAGGCGATGTGATGGCATCCGTGAAGCAATATCTAACGAACGCGCCCGCCGCTGCTAACAAAGCCGGATTCGTTCAGCTCTATCAGAAGTTCCTTGACCGTGAGCGCGCCGAACTCACCACGCAACAAGAAGATGCAATTCTGAATCGCGCTCAAGGTAACTTCAAGCTCTACAAGCGCGACCCTGAACTGTTTAAGCAGACTGTAGCTCAGCGTCTTGGTGTCAATGCCGACGACATCGTTGTTGATGATAAGAAACGCACCATCACAACGAAAGACTTGCAGCAGAAAACCCAAGACAGCGAAATGGCTATCTCCAACCTCAAACAAGCCTATGCTGCGATGAAGTCCGGCGACCCAAGCAAGCAGCAACAAGCAATGCAAGTCTTCAAAGCACTCAAAGTCGATGCCAAGATGCCCTACAACGTTAATGCTGAGAAGGTGAAATACTTCATCCGACGCGGACAGCTGTAAAAGGAGTTTACAATGAACGAGGCATTTTTTAAACGATTCGGTGGGGGCGCTGAACAACAAGCCGCACCGGCTGCGCAACAATCCGCCCCAGCTGAACAACAAGCTGCGCCAGCATCAAATGATTTCATGTCTCGTTTCGGTAAAAATCTTGACCCCGCCCAATCGGCCCCATCCATCTACGATTCAAGCGAAGAGGGCGCAAGCCCTGAAACCGCACTCAACGTATCGCCTGTTGGAGTTGCCGACCGCGCCGCCATTGGTATCGGTAACCAAGCAGGCGCGCTTCAATACCTAAAGACGAAATTCGACGATGCACAAGTAACGAAAGAGGGTGCCATTGTCGTTAAGAAAGGTAACACTTGGCATCAGGTTGACCCATCGGGTCTCGGCGGCGGCTCGTTACTCGATAAGGCAAAAGAGTTTGGCAAAGACGTCTCCGACCTAGGCGACGTTGCCGCAAACGCAATCGGTTCTAGTGTGGGCGCCGCCGTTGGTTTATTTGCAGGAGGAGCAGGAGCAATTCCCGGCGCAGGTATTGGCGGTGGACTTGCAGCAACTGCTCGTATCCAAGCCGCAAAGTATCTCGGCACTTACTCAGCAACCCCTGAAGACGAATTGAAAGACATTGGGCTTGAAGCGATTCTGAGTGCAGGAGGCGAGGGCATTGCACGTGGAATCAAAGCAGTAGCTACCTCAAAACCAGTCGTTGATAAGGTTGGGCTCGCGCTCGATTGGATTAAAAACAACGCTAGCCCTGCTGCAAAGGAAGCTGTTGCTACGATGATTTCTGCCGTTAACCCAGAGATAAAGAAGGATAGTGCGAAAGCCCTTGTTGAGAACGGTAAAGCTGTCATGTCCAAACTCGATTCGGCCATCAGTGCTGTGAAGGAAAGCGATGCTGCTGTGCCCCTGAATGTTCAAGAAACTCTCAAAAAACGAGCAGGGGATGCTGTCGGTGCTCTATTCGATAAGCCACGCCGCGCGCTAAGCGCCGTCTTTGACCGCGAAGAAAAAGAATTGCTTGCAAACGTTCCGGCAGGATTTCAAGCGGAAGTTGCGCCCGCTATTAATAAAGCCATGGGCGGACTCGCTGAACGAGGATTTGTAAAACCAATCGTTAAAAGCGAATCGGGCGAAATCGTTGGCTACAAGCTTGGTGACATGAATGCTATCAACGAGCAGTTGAAGCACGCCTACAGTAACGGCGCCGATGGCATGAAAGTTATGCGGGACTTGAAACAGTTTGTGGACCTGGCAAACGAGCGGCTGCAAAAGGACGGTTTAAAGGGCGCCGACGCTGCTGAATCAATCATTCAAACCCGCAGAGCTTTTGACAAGTTCTATTACACAACCGTTAGAGCTAATGAAGCAATGCGTGAAGCATTGATGCCTATTAGCGGCGCCTTGCGCGACGACTTGGTGTCGACCTTGGGTAAGGCCGGGACAGATGTCGCTAACAAGTATGCTGCAATGAACAGCAAATACGCAACGATGCTGCCGCATGTGGCCGAAGCCGACCGCGTAATGCGCCTCTATAACGGCAAAAACGCCTTCGTTAATAAGCTTATGGGCGACGATGCAAGCAATGCAAAGAATCTTGTTAGCGTAATGGAGCAATTAAAAGGTAAGGCCGGAACGAACCTCGCAACTGATTTGAATCAAACTGTTGCCGCACAAGACTTTGTTAAAGCCTTCCCTCACTTGTCATTCAAGAAAATCGGTGTTGCATCGGCAATCGGTTACGGCGCAAGCCATGGTGTCCTTGGACCGCTGGCACTTGCAGGCACCATCCCAGCCGCAGCAATGCAGTCGGGCCGTCTTGTTGGAAGGACCGTTGCTGGCGCGCAGGGCGCAGTCCAGGCTGCATCAAGCGCAGCCGCCGCCTCGCTTCCATATGCACGCCAGTTCGGCACTCTAATGAAGTCCCTTTCAACCGAACAAATGCGCGAGCTAATGATGCATCCTGATGCCTTTCCGAAGTTGCTACAAGGAACAGCACTCGCTTCCCAGCGTGAAGAACAAATGAAACAACAACTCCTTGAAAACCACGGCGTCATCCCACAGCAAGGAGGTGACCAATGAGCTGCGAAAAGCTAATTTGCTATCTGAGTAACGATGCACGCATTGCTTACGAGAAGCTGCTGAAAGCAGGCATCGACCGCGAACTCGCTTTTACAATGGTTGAAAGTCTGGGCGGCGAGGAAGTTTATTGCTTGGATGATGACTCGATAGAAGTGGGGGGTGCCAGCAATGAGCAGCAACCAGTTTCATGACATGATTGTTGGCACTCTAGAGCGTCATGCTGAGAAGCTTGACGTTTACAATGCCAACTTGGAACGACTGACGGTGACAGTTGAAGAACATGTTCGCCGAACGAACCTGCTTGAAAGCCAGCTGAAACCCATTAAAGCACATGTCGATTTCATCAATACGCTTGCTAAATTGGTAACAGTTGGGGCTGCATTTCTTGT